GCTCCTGCCGCTCCTGCCGCTCCGGGCGTACCACAAGCCCCAGTTATCCCTGCACAACAAGTGGTACAAGCACCGGCTGCTCCTGCCGCTCCTGCCGAAGCTGCTGCGAACTTCTTGAGTGGTAACACCACTATCCCTGCGCAACCGTCCGCAGAGTCCATAGCCCAACTGATACAACAATCCGCTGCAATTATTCAAGGCCATTAACCCAACAGGGGGCTTGCGCCCCCTACTTAGATAAGGAATCTACCATGTCTGAAAAACAACATCTGCTCGCCCCACTGACCGACAACCGCGAGCCTGCCCGCTTCACACAAGTCGAAACCAAGACCTACGAATGTATTACCGACGAGACGCTTCCTGAATGGCAACGCGAGTTCGCGAAGTGGACTTGGTACACACAAGCCCCAATGAGCGTGTGGAATCAACACGTCGGCGTATCACAGCAAGTGGCGACCAAAATCGTTCACGGTGGTAGTGTTCGCCTCGAAGACGAATCCATCGAAGCCATCAAGAAAGTAACTGCCGCACTTATCCATTTGTTTAACAACGGCGTTTTGCCGTGTTCCGACCGTAAGGCGTTTGCCGGTATTTTAAAAGTCGGTATGGATGCGATAGACTGGCAGAATTTTTACGCTTGGTTTCAAGCGCAACAGCAACAGCAAATTGTAGAGGGCGCGTAACCGCTCTCGCGGCGGGAGCGGAAAATGTACCACCAATTTTTACAAACAGTTGTCAGCCCTAACGGTTGGAACTGCATTACGGAAATCCACCCGCGTCAGGACGACCCCAGTCGGACGTGGGCGCGCAATAACCCGATACAGTTTAGTAACGCGGAAGGCACGGACCAATTCATTCAGGGACTTCAGCAACGCGCCGTCGAGATCTACTTCGGCTTGGCAAGCTACGCGCAAATACCGGCAGATGGCAAAGGCTTCCGCGCACAGACCAACGTGCTGGCATTGCGGTCGTTTTGGTTGGACATCGACGCTGGCGCAGCCAAGTACGCCAAGCATGGCGACACTGTGTACCCAACACAAGCGGCGGCACTGGAAGCGTTGAACGACGAGATAGCCAAAGGCGTACTTCCCAAACCGACCTATGTGGTATCAAGCGGCGAGGGACTTCATGTGTATTGGTGTGCAACCGAGGACATCGCCCCTGCCGAGTGGTTGCCTGCTGCGGATAAGCTGGGACAGTATTGCAAGTCGGTCGGCCTGCGCGTGGATAGCTCACGCACGACGGACACGGCGAGCGTATTGAGACCAGTTGGTACGGTGCATTTCAAATCCGGTAAGCCTGTTGCCATATTGAGCGTGGGGAATCTGTTTACCAAACAGCAACTGCTGTCGCAGTTCTCCGCGCTTCCTGTTGCGAACACACTGCGTGGTATGCAACAAACGTACAACCCGCTTGCCTGTCTCGGTGCTCCGCCTACGGCTATGCCAGCCGGTATGTCGTCCTCAATGGATGGCTTCGCAGAGTACAAGCCTGCCAGCTTCGGCAAGATTATCGACAGGCAGAAGTACGAGCGCACAGGCTGCGCCCAGTTGTTATGGGCCTACGAGAACCAGCAGGACGCTGACGAGCCGACATGGTTCGGCGCGTTGTCCGTGGCACAGTTCTGTGTGACCGACCGTGAGGAATGGATACACAAGTTAAGCCACCTGCACCCAAGCTACACGCGTGGCGAGACAGAGGCGAAAGCAGCACAAGCCAAAGGTCCCCGCAGTTGCGCCAGCTTCGAAGCCCACAACCCCGACCTGTGCAAAAGCTGCCCGCACTACGGCAAGATTACCAACCCTATCGTGTTGGGCTACGAGCCGCAGAACCGTCCGACCATCGTCATCACGCCTGTCAGTTCAGACCACACGCAGACCGATACGTTCCTTGTACCGGAACTGCCGTGGGGTTTCTATCGCGGGCAGGACGGCGGTGTGTACACCGACATTCCAAAAGTCGGCCCGGATGGTAAGAAGTCTAAGGATGAGATGGTGGCGTTCGAGGTCTGTCGTCAAGACACCTACATCTTCGAGCGCGTCCGCGATGGCAGCAACAAGCAGCTATACCTGTGCCGTTACCACTCGCCGCACGACGGCGTGGTCGAGTTCCAACTGGACAACACCAACATCAACTCGCAAAAAGAGTTCAAAGATACCATCACAGGTGCAGGTCTGCCGATTGATGGTACAGAGCAATGGAAACAACTTATGAGCTTTTTCAACCGTTCCCGCACCAAGATGATTAACTCTCGCGCGGCTGTGACGGCGGTATCGCAGATGGGTTGGCAGGAAGACGGTAAGGACTTCGTACTCGGCGATGTGGTTATCACACGCACCGGCACACGGCCTGCGCCGTTGGGCGACAGGGAGGTAGCGCGTAAACATGCTAAGGCGTTCAAACCGTCCATGACCGGCGATGCCGCCGACGCGCAACTAAGCCTGTGGCGTTCTATCCTTGCAGAGATGTACGGTAGCAAACAGGCAGTTGCCAACCAGTTCGTTATCGCTTCCGCGCTCGGTGCGCCGTTCAGTTCCAAATACGCGCTGGAGAGCCATGCAGGTGGCATTATCAGCTTAAGCTCCTCCGGTTCAGGTCGTGGTAAGACGTTTACCTGTCAGACTGCGCTGCGTGTGTTCGGCGACCCGTCGGCTGTTACGTTCAGTAGTAAGGATGGTACGACCATTGCCGGTTTGATGACTAACTTGGGCTACCTCAACAGTCTGCCGCTGCTGCGCGACGAAGTAACCGAGATGACACCTGAAGAAATCGTGAATATGGTTTATGACAGTACCCGTCTCGGCGACAAGGAACGCGCTCAAGGCAGCGACAACGACATCCGAGGCAACCGCAACACATGGCGCACGTTCTTTTATGCCACCGCCAACACCAGCCTGTATGATATGGTATCGCAAGGACGCGACGTAGCCGACGGCCCTACCCGCCGTATCACGGAAATCAATATCCCCGAACTGGACTACCTGCGCGACAGCGACCACGCCCGACGACTTGCACAACAACTGCATACCATCAAGGGTGTGGCAGGCTACCGCCTTATCGAGTGGCTTGTGAACAACGACGAGGCCGCGCGGCGGCTATGGGACAACATGTTGTCCTATTTCATCAAGCAGCACAACGTGACGAATGAGGAACGCTACTGGGTCAACCACTTGGTATCAGGTTGTGTCGGGGCTGTCATCGGCGACCAGCTTGGCCTGTTGCCGTTCGAGCCGTCAGCTATCGTTGCGTACGCCGGAGAGCTATTGGGGCAGCTACGCGCCCGTGTCGGCTACCGTGTGTTAGACCAGCAGGACTACTTGGCGCAGTTCTTCGTGGACAACTCCGACCACACCCTCGTGATAGGCGCGGCGATGGAGGACGACTTCACACTGACCGTGGCCGAGATGCCGCGCAAGAGCGTGTACATCCGCACCGAGCCTGCCAACGGCATGGTCTATATCAACCCGTGGCTTATCAAGTCGTGGTGCGCCCAGCGGCGTGTCGTGTTGGCGGACTTCGAGTACCAGCTCATTAAGCGTGGAGGTAAGCCCAAGCAAGAGAAACGTATGTTGGCGAACACCGCCCATGCAGTAACCACTGACCCACAGAAAGTGTGGGCAGTACCCATAACCACAGGAGAACCATAATGACACTTATCGTGTATAAAGACGGCGAGCTTGCAGCGGACAACGGCTGCACTCGCAACGACAGTCGTGAGTCTGCCCGCAAGATTCGTATCGCGCGTGGTGGAGACTGTACCCTAACCATCGGGTATAGCGGCAATATTGATGCCATCGAACGCCACTGGCATGAAGTGGTCAAGCGCATCGAGACCCCTACATCGTTACTCGGCGAGTACCCTGATATGAACGCGGCGGGTATCGCAGTGATAGCCCCTGACGCGCCGGACGCTGACAACCCAATCAAAGTGTTCACGTTCAACTGCTTCGACCATGCCACAGGCAACGGCGTGTGGGTGCGTGAGCATTCCGATATGGTATGCGAGGGTGCGGACTTCGCCACCTGCTCTGCACTGGCTATCAATCATGTTGCCCCACATATATCGGCGGCGCAAATCATCAAGAACGTCGCGGAGGTCAACTCCTCCGTCGACATCCGCTTCGGCGTGGGCCGTGTGCCTGTCGTCAACCCCGACTGCGTGTTACCAACCACTGTGTTTAAGGTGTAACCATGAATAAATTTACCACCTCTATCGTCCGCTTGGACTATGACGAGCCTGCGGTTCTGACTGATGTGCTGCGTATCTCCGCCGATGACCCTTTGATTAAAGATTTCGCCGGTGTCTGTGGTATCACACACGGCTTGGCGCAAAGCAACCAGTATGGCATCCGACTGCGTGTCGGCAAGCACGTCCTGCCTAAAGGTGCAGTGATGGCGGAAGTCGAACGCTTGCAAGAAGCGGACACACGGGATACGCCGTTCAATGAGCTTGCAGAGATTGCGTTGGGTAACGTCAAGGCCCGTACCCCCATCTCGTATTACCATTACAATTTCCTGTTGTTCCGCGCCAAGCACCGTCCGGAAAGCGTATACATTGCAGGCTTCGGTCTGACTGACAAGAAGATGCTTGAGTTGCTGCCACTGGTAGATGGCGATGGCAAGCGCAAGACCACGTTGCTGAACTACCCTATCGGTTGTATCCTTGAAGCGGCTAAATTCGGCGAGCATGATTGTGAGGGTTACAGCTTGGGCGAGCGTCGTAAGTTCGTGAACAAGGGACTGGGTGTGTCGGCGAACGGTGTTGTCGTTAATCCCGAAGCACTGGCCGCTGCGCTCGGCGAGAACACCATATGTACCGCAGTGGACATCGAGTTGGATGTCGGCTTGGAAGTACAGGTCTGTACCAGCAACCACAACCTGACGGTGTACTACGAGGGCGAGGAAGAGCTGTCGCGGTTAGACATGTCGAACAACCCTGACGACGTGGCCGCAGATATGGTAATGTACGCAGGTATTTTGGAAACCATCGTAGAGAAACTGGAAAACTTAATATGAAGACAATTACCCTGAATCTCATTGCCGGAGGAACGGTCGAGGTCGATATTGCCGCAATCCGGCTCGTCCAAGCGGAAACCAAAGGCTGCACCGTAATGGTACAGAACGAGGGAGAGCCGCCGAAGTCATACCGTGTTTATGAGTCCATCAGTCGCTTACGCGCGTTGATGGGATAAAAACAAAAGCCCCTATGATGTAGGGGCTTTCTCTATCGGGTTATGCTTAATCAGCTTTCATCAAGTGACCCAATTTAACACCAGCGAGCGATTGTACTTCTTCGCCGCGCAGTACGCCATTCAAAGCGTCCTTAGTCAACAGTTCAGCCAACGGAGCTTCAACAGTAGTGTCGTCAGACAGCTTCAGTTTCAAAGTCTTGGTGGCAGCTTCATACTCAGCACCAGCCAAGTGTACGTCAACGGTAGGCGTAGCAGGAGTGGCTACGAACAGACCCTCTTCAGTCGCTTGGATAGCGTTACCGGCAGCAGCGGATACTTTGGCAACCAGCTTGTTGGCCTCAATCGCCAAGCCTTTGCCGATGTCGTTTTCAGTTACAATTCTTGCCATGATTCAATTTCCTTTAGTTTACAGGTGGTTGATAACTTCTAATGATTAGACGAAGAAGCCTACTAAGTCCACGACGATACGCTTACCGACCGGCAGACCATTGGTATACACCTCACGGGTATTACCGTTAACCCATATCGAACCGAACGTCTCGCCGACGTACACACCAGCCTCAATCAGACTAAGTGGTACGGGCGCATCTTTCGGCAGTCGGGCGAGGACCCCGTTACTGATTGGGGCACGCAGCTTACCGTCGATGTGTATCTTACCCATACCGTCCAGCACTTGCAAATACAGACGGTTAGCCGCGTCGTTGGTGTTGCCGATATTGTCTGCAAAACGTGCGGCGTTCTCGTAGGTCAGGGTGTACTTCTTCAACTCTTTCTTCACACGCACCTTATTACGCTCGATAAGGAAGTCGTCATCATGCAAATCTTCCGGTCGAATAATTTTCATACCATCTCCAATTCAATATACCGCCCCCATATTAACTATGGGGGCGGAGCTACTTAGAGCAATTCGTAGTCGATAGGCGAGCCATCTGGGTAGACCGGTTCGCCGGCTACGAAACGAAGTTCCCATGCCCCCACATCATCGAGCCATACATACAGGGAATCGGTAGTCTCGTCTACATATCCTGTTGCGCCCTCAATTGCGCCGCTTGGTGCGCCAGCGGCATACACAATGCCATATTTGTTCGGTTGCATATTATGCTCCTAACGATGGTTGGTTGGTTGTGATGTTGCCTGTCGTTACGCCACGGTTGCCCTCAATCACGGCTTTCCATTCCTCAACAGAGCTAGTGCCCATGAAAGTCAGCCCCTTACTGTATTGGATAGCATCGCCCTCGCGCTGGCTGGTAGAGGTCAGAGCGAACGATAAAGCACCAGTAGCGTGGATGTTAATAACCTTGTTTCCGACAGAGGTATCCAGCGCACAGGCGTCCACGCGCAACCAACTAGGACTACCGGCGGCGACCAACGGAGATACCGCACTAGCTTTCAAGATACAGCCGACGAGTTGCATATACATACCGGAGGCGTGACTACCGAACCATGCGTTACCAATAAAGGAGTTCGGGTCAGTAGAGGGTCGCTCCGACCAGTCCAAAACACAATAATTGAAGGTAATCGGGTATTGCCCTGTGGTCTGTGTGGCGTATGACACCGTGCGTACCAATGCGTGGGTAGTACCTCCTACCTGAAATGTGGCATCTACGATAAACTTAATGGTGGGACGCAAGCCATTATTGGAGCGTAAATACTGAACAGTGTTTGGTGCATTATTTGCGCGAATATTATCCCATTGCGGGCCATAAGGCTGGACGGTGAATGCGTAATTACCGAAGTCGCCCCATGAACTGCGCCACTCGAACGTCTCGTCCTCTTTCAAATTGATAGTGAACTTTTGGTTTGCAGAGTTACGGCGTAGGGCTTCGCGGATAGTACGCAACGGGGCGTTCTTCGTGCCGGTGTTGCTGTCGTCGCCTTGTGAAGTTGATACATACAGGTTAGAGGTGTCGGCAGGAGCTTCGACACCGTAGTAGATACCGTTCTTGCGATGTTGCAGCAAGTTGCCTTTGTCGGGGGAGACAGCGATTTTGATTCCGCCTTTACCATTGGTGTTGTCGTTCTTGAACGAATCAGCCGCTAAGTCCGACTTCTGAATGATGATGTAATCAGACATGGTCTAAATCCTCATTTATTGGTTAACCAAATTACCTAAGACGGTTGTGCCGTCGTTCGCCAATAGGCGATGGCCTACTGTTGGTACTACTGGCGGTTTGGCCGCCAGTTTGCCGTTCTTCAGTTCCATAGTGGCAGGGTCGTAGTCAACGGCGAGGTTATTATCAACCGCTTTCAAACCCGCGCCATTCAGGTCGGTCGCGTCAACGCGAAGCGGATTGGCCGCAGTACCGTCGCCGCGCAGGCCGTCGCCAACAGCTACCGGCAGCAGGTCGGCGATATTTACTTCGAACGTTGAGTCGGCTTCGCCGGTGGCGGAGGTAGTGAACGTCAACTTCTTAGCCTTGGTGTCATACTGCACGTTGGACAGGAAGCGGTCGGCTTTGCTGGCGGGAATCAGGCTCGCTAAGTTCACGTCGTGGTTAGCACCTGCGGTGTCGGTGAAGCGCAGGGTAGAGCCGTTCAGCTTCGCGTCCTTGTACGCAACAGGCACTTCAGGTACGGCATCCAGCTCGACAGTGTGGGCCTTGCCAGCGGTGTCAGTGAACGTCAGGGTAGTGCCGTTGCGTGCTACGGACTTCAACGCAACCGGAGCGGTGTACAGCTTGGACAGGTCGATGTCCTTAGACTGACCGTTACTCATGGTAATGCGGATGCCGAGGGCAGTGCCTGCCACGTCGGTCACGCCGTCGAATGTCGGAATAATCTCCGCCAAGTCGATAGAGGTACGCTTGCCCTTGTTGTCCGTAAAGGTCAAAGTAGTACCAGAGCGGCTGACAGAGACCAAAGCGTTCAGGTTAGGCAGAAGCTCGGTCAGGTCGATGGCGGTCTGTTTGCCCTTAGTGTCGGCGAAGTTCAACACCGCACCGTTACGGGTAACAGAGGCCAACGCCACGGGTGTGTCGCAACAACCTGCGTTGCAACCCAAGATACGATGGTATCCCATAAATTGTCTCCTAGTTAATTTCTTGATTACCCAAGCCAATCAGCTTAGGACAGTCACAGCTAGTACCACCGCCTTGGTTAGTACCCTCTGTCTCGCCGGTAGTGTACGACAGGTACGTTACCGCCCCTGCACCCATACCGTAACCTACCACTGCGCCATCGCGGTACACCGGCACACTATGCTCGGAGGCCGACGCAGGGTACAGCCAAGCCAAGACAGAGCCGTCCTTATCGAAATAAGGCACTGTGGCATCAGGGTCACGCACGTCGTTAGGATGGTAGCCCACCGCCGCTTGCTGCGCCGTACCACACTCGTTGGTCTCGAACACCAACAGCGCAGTAGCATGGTAACGCTTCACCGATACTTTCGGCAACTTCGGCTTAGGTACTTCCGGCGGGGCGGGTAGCTCGACCGCGAACTCCGTCTTGTCAGACAGCGTGAGCTTCAGTGTGCGGCCAACAAGCGCGAACTTCGTGACGGTGGTATCCGTGATGGCTTCGCACTGGGGAATCTTACGCCGCGCGGGCATCGGCTTGTCATTGCAGTCCAGCAACCCGCCTTGCAGAGTACCATCTTTGAGCAGTTGGCTCACTACGTCCTGCACGATAAGGCGCAGCATAGTGGTATCAGGTCCACAACTCATGATTGCTCCTCACTATTTACAGTATCCGTAAGCCGCTTCTGCTGTACCAAGCGGGTAATCACACCCAACAGGCACAACAGCAGCCCGAACAACGGGCGGTACTTATCAGGTATGTACTCGCCCAGTATGGATTGGTTCTCAACGAGGTACGGATACAGACCCAGCAAAACCATAGCCCAAACAGACCACATTCTATACCAGTACCGCGCGCCGCGCACCCATGAAATTCTCTTCATATCAACCCTCTAACTCGAAGTGCGGGCCGTCGATAAACGCCGACTTGCCCTGACGTTTACGCGCAGCCACATAATTCTCTACCAGCTTGGTAGCAGGTGCGGTTGTATCGTTCAACGCACACCAGCAACCACCCCAACGCACACGGATACCCAGCTCCTTAGCCGCCTTGCGCATGGCCTCGGCGATATGGTAAAAGTGTGCCCAAGCCCACGATATTTCTTTAGTACCATCACCATCGAAGTCACCCCACGGGATAAGGTCGACAGCATGGCCGTACCCGTCAGACTGCTGAATATGCTTGCTGTTCATAGTACGGCTCGCGCCGGTCTTAACCAAGTTCGCTTGCCGTTGCTTGGTACGCAGCCCCTCATGGACACTGAAGTCTTGCGTGGTATATGTAATCGCCAGTTTGACGACTTTTACCATATCGGGATGTACGCCCTCCAGCTTGGCGAGCGACGTTTTGCCTAAAGTGAAACCTGTCATTTGTCCCCTTTCGTACTGTTAAGTGTTTGTAAAAACTGAATCAACATAGGAATCAGTTGGGGTACTAGGCTATAAACCACATCGACGGCGTACCCAGCCGAACGTCCAACGACTACCCCGATAAGCAATGCACTCAAAGGGGAATCAGCAGGAACATACTGGCTTGCACTGGCAGCCACCATCGCTCCGATAAGCACATCGGTCAAACGTAGAAACCACCAGTCTTCCGACTTTGCCGCAGTACGCAGACCACCAACCAATCCCCCAAATACAGCCAAGTTTAGCGGGGTCAGCAACTCCTGCATCGTGCTTCCCCTTAGTAACGTGAGCTATTCCGTAATGTCCTGCCTAATGTAATCAGCGGCGAGCCAGCAAATCACACACATGATAATGTAGGCGAACAACGCCTGTTTATGTACGCCGATACTGGTTAGCCATGCCGCACTGTGGTAGGTGATAATCGCGAACCACGCCCAAATAGCAGAGGATACGGATAAGACCAGTGCCGACACCCAGCGGTATCGGCAAGCCCCTTCGCAGAACATACCGGCAAACTGCAACGCAGCGAGACCGGCGAGCGCGTAGAGCAGCGCAGTCAGATTCAGCGTCCCTGCATTATACACCATCGGCATCTTGACAATGGTGTATTTGGTTGAGACTAGTGCTGCACAGGCGGATAGGAGGAACATGGTATTAACCAGCTCTACCCCGCGTGTGCGTGTGAAGAACACCCAGTTAGCCGTGTCACGAATCGGGCGGGGAACAGGTCGTCTATAAGTGAATTGCTGCATGAATCGCTCCCGTTACCAAAGCTGACACAACCGCGCCGGCAATAACCCCGCGCCAAAAAGTACAGCACCAACAACGCATACTGACCTTCTTGTTACGAATATCAGCCATGGTCAGGTCGTACTGCGTCTCCGTCCCCCGACATATAAAATCGGCAAAATCGCCTAGAATGTTGTAACCACAGAGCAAGCGTTTGTACCATTTGACTTGTTCCATATCCCCCTCCTATTTAGTACCGAGCAAGTTCAACTCAGTGATAGCCTCGGCGCGAATCGCCGCCTTATTGGTACGGATAGTACGCATATCGGCCCGATAATCCCGAACGTCTTGGTAACGCCCCTCGGCTTCGGCTTGCCTAATCATATCATTCAACTGCTTGTAGGAGTAGCCCATATCACTCTTGGCCGCCCGCATCTTCTTATCCGCCTCGGCGTAGATACGCTGCGCTTCCGTCACGGACTGGTCGATGTCGGCGTTGAGGATGTCGAGTGTGCCACCCGCGTGGCGTGTGCTGACGTGCAGCTTCTCGCCCATCTTCTGCCATGCTTCCTCTGACTGGCCGTCGATATGTATAGGCTTGGTAGAGCGGAACAGCTCGCTACCAACGATGTCGGCGATGCCCATATCTCGGTCGGCACTTGCGTCGATACCACGGGTCACGGAACGGTACAGACCACCAAGATAACCTTGACCCAGCACATCAATCTCGTCGCCGGTCATATCGACCGCGCCGCCGGTCGCACCATACAACATCTCTGCAATATCAGTACCAGTGCTTGACGCACGGTAGGTGGTACGCTCAACGTCGGCTGCGAACTGGATACGCTTGCCGTTCTCGTCGTAGGCGTATTCCGACTTCAGGTCACGACCGAAGATGTCTTTGCCGGTAGTCAATGCCACGGCAGGTTGGGCGAACGCAGGGGAGGCGAAGAACAGCGCATTTGCCACGGCGTTATCAGTGTTGCCCCAATGCTGGGCGGTAGTCATATCAACCATACCACCTACCTGTTCAGTCGCTGCGTCGATGATGTTGCGCTTACCCATAGCCACACCGACGGAGTTGTCGATAAGCAGTTTGAACCAGCCCATCTCGTCAGGGATAGGGATTTGAACGTCGCCCAGCTTCACCGTGCGGTTGCGGTTGGCGATTTGGTAATACTTACTGTTACCGAACTCGTCGTCATCCTCGCCGCCCACGTTGGCGACGGCTGCCATGAGCAGACCGATACCCATCAGTGCCATGCTGTCGCGACCATGCTTGGTAGAGAGGATTTGCGGCAGGGTTGAGAACGTACCTTGCATGACGGCGTTGTGGAACGAGAACATGTGGCGAACCATGTTGTCCGCGCCGTGCTGTTGGAAGTTACTGGTCAGGTTCTTCGTACCCATGATGATGGCGGCAGCCTTGTCCGCGTTGGTCGGGTTCTTGGCTTGGTCGAACAGGTCAACCAACTGCTCTGCCGTCACGTTGCTCGGTTGTGGGCCGAAGACGTGTTCGACATACGCACGGAACGCGCCGAGGCGCATAGCGGTCTCCGGTGGATAGGCTATGGTCTCTGCAACACGCGCAGTGATACCACGAGCCTTGCTCACGCCGGTACGCAACAGGTCCGCCTGCTGCGGCAGTCTGCCGGTCAGAGGGTTGGTAGCGAACGCATCCGTGTTAAGGTTGTCGCCGAACTGCATACCCGCGCCTAGACGTTGGTACGCCAACTGCCAAGGGTCAGTGTACTGACCGCGAGCCGTACCGAGGAACAGATTGTGGTTGTCGGGCGAGAACAGGTACTTCAGCGCGTAGCCGATGGACTTCATACCAACCGCAGGGGCTGACTTGCTGTCAACGTACTGCTCGCCGATTGCGCCGCTGATATTCAGGTAGCCGGTCATGATGTCGCGCATGAGGCCGAACACGGGGTACGCAGGGTTCAACGAGGTCTTGAACTGGTTGAAGTAGTGGTTGATACTACCAATCTTCGCCACTGCTGCGTGTGGTTGCTCTTGGCGCAACGCCTTGGCTGCGGCTTTCGACTTAGCCACGAGGCGTACCGGAGTACCGTTGATATAAATCATGATACTGTCCTGCTCGCCCTTGTGACTGGTTTCCCAATCCAGCACGTTATCAGGGTCGTCGAAGTTGTTGCGTGGGGACACAGGGTCGATGACGAAATGCTTGTTCGGCATACTCATTACCATCAATGCGAACTGCGACAACTCGTTGTTGGTAAATGCGGTCTTAACCTCTGCCTCCCATACCTTAGCGGTGTTACCCAACACATTCTCTACCGCGCTGGCACGACCAAGCGCATGGGCCTTAGAGTACGCACTGCTGTCATCATCACGCATGGTTACGAAGAACCCGCCGAAATCCACACCTTGTGCCGCCAGTTCGGGGAATACCAAGTCCAAATAACTCTTACCACGTTTGACGCGCTCGTAGTAGTCCTTGTCGGTCAACACGCCACGCTCGTGTTTCAGCTTGTTCACAATGCGGTTGGTCTCGGCCACTTCAGCCACAATCGAGCCAATCTTGTTGCGCTCTTCGACCGTCAGGTTTGCCAACGCCTGCGCCAAGCGGATACCACGCAGGTCATAAGTACCGGCGTTCGGGTCGGTGGTGTCGAGGTCTTGGAAGCGGTAGCCGGTCACGGTGTAACGCGGACGGCCTGTGGCTGGGTCGAACAACACACGATTACCACTCACTTCCTTCCAGTGGCCGAGCGACTCGTCGCTGTTCAACAGCACGTCGGAGCGGACACGCTCTTCCAAGCCGTGCAGGATACGGTTCACTTTCTCTTGCGAGATGCCGCTGTCGATGATGGTCTGACGCAGCCGCTCGGTGCGGTCACGCAGCGACTGCTGTTTAGGGTTGGTACTATTGAAGTTACGGTGCAGGAACGCGCCTGCCTCACTCTTATCGCGGAGCAGGCGTGTGATGATGTTGGTCTGCTTGCCGGTAGCGTCGGCGTACATCTGTTCCACCGCCATGAACGGGGTGTAAATACTTACCCAGTGGGTACGCGCCATCTCTACGATGTCGAGGAACTTGTCCAAGATTGGTATATAGTTGGCGGGCAACTTCTCACGCAACCAGTTAGTCCAACGGCGCAGGGACGGAGACGACAAGCCCATCTGCTGGGCGCGGTTCAATACCACCAACTCTTCGGGTGTCAGGGCGCGGTTCGCTTCGGTGCTGTATGTGCTGCCCTCGCGTCGCTCGTAGTGCGCGTTCGGGTATTGTTGCACCAACGCTTCCCATGCGTTGTGCATATCGAGGTCGATGTCGCCAGTGACAGGTTCTTCGTAAATGATACCTTTCGCCCCTGTTGCGTCGTCGTTCATCTCTACGCGAACGAAGTATTCGTCGCCCTTACGGACTTGCGAGATGATACCAACATACGCATCCAAGTCGGAGGCGTTGTAGTAGCTGGTGTTCGCGCGTGACGGGTAGATACGGATTTGACGCACGGTACGGCGCACATAATCAGCCTGTCCCTGTGGGTTGCTTGCAGGCGGTACTTGGTTGGCTGCCTGCTGCGCTGCGGCTACTTTCTGCGCGTGGTCTGCGGCCTGTTGTTGCGCTCGCCACTTAGGGTCTTTCCATGGGTCGTTGACCGGCAGCAGGGAATTACGGATTTGCAGTCCCAGTTCGGTCTGTGCCTGCTCGTCGCCCGCCGCCAACTGCGACAGGATGTTGGCCTTAGTGTTACTGTCTAGCGCGTCGAAGTCAGGATAGATGGAACGCGCTTGGCGATGGTAGTAGTCGCTACGCGCCTGCGCCGCTTCAAAGCTCATGCGTTGACGATACTCACGCACTTGGTCGGGAGTACGGATACCTGCGGTGTCGTTCGGACGGCGGGCTGTTACCACTTTCAGGAAGTCTGCCACCGCGCTGTCGCTTGCCTTACGGAACTTGCCTGTCATGCGGGACACGATTTGCTTCAGGTAGCTGATTACACGGGAGACCAAGCTGCTTGAGTTGGTAGAGCGCAGGGCGGCAGGGATGTCCATATCCAAGCCCCACTCGTTACGCAGGACGTTCCAACCGTCTTTCGTTGTACGCGCAGCGTGAATCTCGGCGAGGGCTTCCTCTACCATAGACTGCTTGTCGATGTTGCCGTATCGCTCGCCGATACGCGCCATAAGTGCCTGTACAAACGGGTTATCCGCCAGTCGGTCCATGTGTTGATTGTAGTCCGCACCGCGCAGGTTCACATCGACACCTTGGTGCAGCATCTCATGGGCTACGGCGTATACGAACTGTTGGTTAGTCATGTGCGGGTGGGCAACAACGTAAATTGTATTAGGGTCGCCATCAACCACATATGCGCGGGCATTGCGGTTATGCAGGTTCTGACTGCGTGGGGATACCCATACCACGTTCCAAGCTATGTCGTCGCCGAAAGCGTTACGCAAGGCGTTCGTGCCACGAGCGATGGTCTGCTGTTCGATGGCGAAGTGTTTTTCCGCGTCAGACATAGAGGCCCATTCAGTCTGCGTACCCTCTTCGCCCAACTGGTTGCGGAAGTCCATAGCGTCAACGTCAAGTCCTTGCTTCCCTAGCAGGTTCAGGTTATCTTGCCACTCTATCGGCGCGCCGTGCTTCTGCATGGCTCGTGCAGTGTCATGCACTGCTTGGGTAGCGTCAGGCGTTACCTCGTCGAAGAGGGTCAACTGGAGCTTTTTTGCTTCGGCTGCCGCACCCTCCTGCGAGGCGGCTTCTTTAGTGGCTGCACGGGATTCAACACCATCAGACAACGTGGCTTCCAAGTCATCGACCAACTGCTGCGCGGACGCTTCCGCAGTGGCTTGGTCTTGCCCCTGCTTCACATACATATCGGTCAGGCTGTTAACCGCACGGTCGCGGTAGTAGCCCACATCGGTAGGTTCGTCACTCGTGAACGCTTCAATAAAATTATTCACTTCCACACGCGCTTTGGTTGACTTCACGTCTTTCATCAAGCGCATCACGTCTTTACCGGCAGCACCTGCAATACCATTCTGTTCGAGTACAGTCTTGGTTGAGCGGATATTGCTAACGACTTTGGTCGTACCATCGGTAGGGGCAGGTTGCGCCTGTTCCGCAGTCTTGATTTTCAACAGGTTCTTATCCACCCAAGTACGCGCCGCTTCGAGACGGCCTTGGCGGGTGGCGTACCGCAACAACTGGCTGGCAGAGTCCAACAATGACCGCTCGGTAGTCTTGTCCAACGTACCATGCTTAATCAGGTCTTGGGCGCGTTCCAACTGACCGAGCAACTCGATGGTCGCACGGACACCTTGCGGAACATGAATGTCGCTGCGGTTGAGAATATCGTCGGCGAAACGGAAACCCGCAGTCGCGCGTTCGGCGCGTTGTTCAGGTGTGAGCAATTCATTGAGCGCAACTTTAGCCTGTTCGGTCTTGGCATAGTCTGCCAAGCGGTTGCCCATTGCACGTTGTTTGGTTGCATCAACTTCGGCGGCCATCTCACGGTCGGCACGAGCAGCATCGGTCTGTGCCACACGTTCTTTGTAGGCTTGCAACGCCAGTTCACGATATACGTCGTCAGGCAGGCGTGGGTCGATATTGCTTGGGATAGCCAGCGTAGGGTTAGGGCTTGGCAGTGCCAGCGGCGCAGCATGTGGTTGCGCTTGCGTTTGGGCTTGGGCTTGGGCCTGTTGCAATGGGTCGCCTGTTGGCTGGGTTTGTGGTTGGGCTTGCGCTGGTTGAGCAACACCCGCTGGGTTCTCAAGGTCATACCACATCTGCCGCGCATCTTGCAGATGGGAATCAGTCTGCTCGTTATCCCGCAGAATGCGGTCAACGTTCGCGCGGTTCGCACGGTACTTGCCTGCGGATTCAACGCTACCACTCACGACACCCAAGGTTGCACCGAGCGTGGCGGCGTTCGCACCGGCCCGCATAACCTCTTTGATGTCGATGTTGTTGGTATTGAACGTACCATCTTTGCCCAAGCCTTGAGTCGCCGCGCTTGAAATCATACCAATCAAGCCCTCTTCTAGGCCCTCGCCGAGCATACCGCTGGTAAGTTGTTTCGCCCCACTGAACGCGGCAGACAGCTTACTTGTTTTTGGTACTAACTGTGCAGTGCGCGACATCAGGAACTCGGTCGCTTCGCCAAGCACCTCACGGGTAGCCTTTGAAACTGTGCCTGCCACGATGTCATCGGCAACAGTACGCAACGCCTGCTCAATAGTGAGACCACTGCCTGACAGCAGGGTTTGGCTCAATGTGGTATTACCTGCCGCAGCACGACCGCCCAAGGCGCGGGCTGCCGTACCCTCTACGGTGTTGAACAGCCTACCGCCGAGATAAGTGATACCGCCAGTCAGCAGACCGGTGGCAGCCGCCGTAGCCAGTGCGTCGCCAGTGTATTGGGCTGTGTCTGCGTTGTATGCCCCCTCTTGGCGCAATACGTCCATCGCATTACCCGAACCCTCAATCGCAGCGGTGCGAGCCAACAGCGACGGATTCAAGCGTTCAGCAACTGGTTTCAATACCCCCGCAGCGCGGCCAAGTTGTTCGCCACCGGCGCGGAGTACATCATCGGCCAAACCGAGCGTAGCTTCACTTGTGGTTCGCGCCGCCCCTTTAGCCACACCTTTACCAACGGTAGCAGCCCCCCTACCGGCAAGGCCCAACCCCTTAGCACCTACCACCGTTCCCAGTGCGTAAGCGAGTTCGTCGAGTGCCGTAGAAGGCTTGTCTCCAAGTGCAAGCATGGTCTCTGCCACACCGCTGGCTTCGGCGCGAGCGCGGGCAGCGTCCTTAGAGTAGTCGGACTTCAAGTCGCCCCAAGCGGAACGGGCGGCAACAACTGCGTCATCAATCTGCTTGTCCCAGTTCATCTTACCATCGCCGAGACCTGTGGCTTCCCACACTTTTTCCATAACATAGGGTAGACTTATAAGGCCAAGAGCATCTGTGTAGCCTGCTTTGCCCATACGCTTCGCACCCTCGTACGTCACGACGTTAAGTGTACTGGCGAGGTCGGCGAGTCCACCAATGGCACTGTCGGCCAACGAGTTACCAATATCGCCGACCGCGCCCCAAAATCCGCGTTCCTCTGTATCAAACAGATGTTTGTTGGAGCTGGCCTTAATCACTGCGTCTTTGACCTGTTTCTTAATTTGGTCTTTTTGCAGGGCATTCCAGTTCTCTTCTTTGGCTTTTGCGTCAAGCCAGTTATCCAACACTTTACGATTCCATAGGGTCGCGCCGTTCGGGTCGATACTATGTGTACCATAGTTGAACTTATCGGCGGAAGCGATGAACTCGTCAGCCCACTTGTTGCCGGTGGACATAGCAGCGGCGGATGCCGCTGCCTGCTGCTGTTGTGCCTGCAACTGCGCTTGTTGCTGTTGGGCTGCATACGCCGCCTGCTGTTGGGCGAGCGCGTCCTCCATCGCTTGCTGCGCCTCGGCGATACGCGCCTGTGACTGTTGCTGCTCAAGTGCCAACTGCTGACGAGCCGCCTCGTTGTCTAGGGCGGCTTGTTGTGTCATCGCGGCTAAGTTGTCCAAGTATGATAATGCACCGGCGTTGTATGGCATCTTTAATCCTTAACTGTAATAGGCGGCCCAGTTAGGCTTCGCCACATTGACGAAGAAGTCGTCTTTAATGCGTGGCTGGGTAGGGCGTTTCTCGGCCATTATAGCCTCAAGTTCCTCTTTGCTCAAAGGGTCAAGTACGAAATCTTGTCTCGTGGTTGGCGCAGTAGGCGACGGTATCTTCGGGGTAGCGATTTCCTTGGCGGGCAGACCACCTGCCCCAGCCGTAGACGGCAACTCGGCAGGCGCGGTCACACCTGTGGTCGCAGCGAGCATTCTATCGAACTCTTTACCACTGCGCTTCGCTTGGTTGTAGGGGCTTGAGGGCAGGCTCGCCCACACGTTGCCCAGCTTGGAAGCCGCACCGCGTATGTCGCCCTTGAGGATAAGTGGCATGACCCCGCTGTTAACCATCAAGCCGATGGCGGCGAGGTCTTGGTTCATGGGGCTGAAGTCGTTAAGCCCGTACTGGCGCGAGATACCATCCCACGTCTTTTGGATAATCTGATACCGGCCTGCGGCGGTAGACCCCTGCGACTTGCCGGAGTTGTCTTGGAAGTTCCATTTCCCTGCGGCGCGAGGGTGGTCGGCGAAACTGGTTAATTGGTTCGACACCTTACCACCATACACAGCGTAAGGGTTCTTCGCATCGTATGTACCCTCTGTGCGGGACAGCAGTGTCAGCATCTGCTGAACGTAGGGGTCTGCCCTATAACGCTCTAGGTCTTGTCGGGTAGCCATAATAGGTATTCCAATCTGCTTGCGCTACATTGTTGTAGAAGTCATCGTTGGGGACAGCGACAGCAGCCGCGCGGGGCTCGGTAAGGGACAGCATCTTGTCAGCCATCGCTTGCTCTTTTACCAACTCGGCAAAGAAATCCTGCTGGGCAACAGGTTTAGCCGGTGCAGGGATGTCGGGTGTAGCGACTGGCGTAGGCTGCGCGGAGAATACTGGCGCGGCTTGAGCGTAGCCCGTAGTGCCGCCTGTCGGCGCGGTAGGCGAAGCGATTGTACCTGCCTTTGGCAACCACGACTTCTGATATGCTCGGTACGCCGTACCATCGGGGCGCATAGCCATACCATCCTTGATGACGATGTAGTCCAAGTGTGGGCCTGTCGAGCTACCGGAGTTACCGGTGCGCCCGATGACCTGACCCTGCTGTACACGGTCGCCGACCTTGACGTTCACATCGAACAAATGCGATTGTTGTGTTATAACACCGTCGTCGCGCTGGATTACCACTTGGTTGCCGTACCCGCGTTGGTTGCGCTTGTTCGTGCCGTCGTTCACGTTGACGACATGGATTACCCTGCCCGACATAGGCGCGAGCAGGTTCGTGCCGACCGGCGTAGCAATATCCACGCCCGCATGACTGGTACTGGAGTGCTGTCCACCCGACGTGGCGAAGCGGGCGCGAGGCCCTACCCATGACGTGATACGGAACTTATCCGACTGAATAGGTGCGCCCAGCCCTAAACCATAATCATAAGTGTACGCTGCCATAGGCTACTCCGTTGGAGAGGTTGGGCTTAGGTACATTTGGGTCAAGGCTTCCATGATTTGCGCTTTGCGTGGGTCGCCGTCAGGCAACGCTTTCAACGTCGCTATCATGTTCTTCGCCAGTTGGCTGTCGCTATTATTGCCTGCCGTAGCTGCACGGGTTGCGGCGTTCTGCTGACTCGCGTTGGCGCGTAACAACTGCGCTTGCACGGCGAGATTTTTGTTGAACTGGGCCAACGCCGTCTCTTCGGCTTTTGCAACCCGTGCGCGTTCGTCGGCGATTTGCTTAGATATTTGCGCTTGGGCTGCGGCGTTGTTTTTCATACCGGCCTCGACCAGATTGAACGATGCCGTGGTCGGGGAGCTTGAGCCGTTAACCACGCCGTACATCGTGCCTGCGTTCGGCGTACCTTCAAAAATGTGGTTGAGCGTGGTGTACAGGTTAGTACCCTCGCCAGTGGGGTGGACGTAGTTGATACCACTGGTTTGTAAGTCCCCACCATCTGGACCGCGCACCGGCGTAGCCGAGCCGCCGGTGTTAATGGCCTCTGTGACACGGCGTTGCTGTTCTGCATCCAACTGGGGCAAGATTTGCGACATCTCATAGCGGTTTGCCAAGTTGTAGTCGCCACCCTCCATCAGCTTGGACTGCACTGCCTGCTTCATCGCAAGGTCGAACGAGATACCACTCGCTTTGGATAAGGCATAGGCGCGGGCGCGTAGGTTAGGGTCATTCATCGCGGCGTACATATCGTTCACGTCCTGCGCCTTAGTCGCGGCGGACAACGCCGCTTGGTTACGGGCGTGTTGGCGGTTCATCGCAGCCAGCATAGCGTTACTTACCACAGACACTGCGCCTGTTGCGGCGGCTGCCGCATAACGGCGACCGAAGTCTACGGATGCGTCGCCACCGTCCAAAGCATCAACGCCCTGCGAGTCGATGAAACGGATGTCGTTCTGTTGCGGGCGCAGCTTAGGCACATCCACATGAGGTAACGCAGTAACCGAGAAGATAGACTGTGGCGCGGCTACCTGTTGGGGTTGTGTGACAGATACCGCCTGCTGCGGCGGCTGTGCTGCGGCTACGGGTTGGGAAACCGCCTTCGGCAGTGCGACTGGTGTGTCGACGTAGTTCGGCGGCAGTTGGTACAAAGAACCCCCGCGCAACGTGTCGCCGAATTGCATGAGTTCCGGAAGCTCGCCCTTGCGCAGCGGCGTACCTTGATAAGGTACACGATTGGGGATAAGCAGTGGTCCGCCCCCTAGCCCACTATCCTGATAAGGACCACGGTTGGGGATGAGCATTGGTCTACCCTCTACCCCGTCACCGCGATAAAGCCTTGGGTACCCTACGGTTAAATTTTCAGCCATGTCAGCCCCCTATTAAAAGCCAGTAAACGTATAACCGATGTCCGTGACAGGTGCATCGGTGTAGCCCTGCGGCGTAGTGTACGAGGTCAGACCAAAATGCTGGTGCTGATACGCGGGAACACGCTGCGCGTTAGTTACCTGTGGCGCAGTCGCGGCGTAGCCACCATACAGGGCAGGCAGCGTAGGCTGTGCTTGTGATGGGGCTTGAAGGGCTTTTGGTTGCGTAGCGGACAAGGTTTGTTCTTCGCCGAACACGAACTCTTTACCATTCTGTCCGGTGTTCTGATAACTGCGGAGGTTGTCCTGCATATTTGCCATAAACATCTGCGCGGCTTGGGCGTTCAACGCCTGCTGCGCGTCACGGGAATCGAACAGGTTTTGCAGTCCTTGTAGGCCATAGGCAGACGCAATCGCATTGACCTTGTACGGGTCAACGATTTGTTTGTTCTGAAACTCGTTAAACGCATTCTGCGTATTCAAGCTTTGCAGGAGGGTGTTCTGCCACGCAGGGCCAATCTGCCCCAACTGTGAAAAGAAGTTACCACCGCCGCCGAACCCAATTGACGGGGAGTTCATACCGATAAAATAGCCAGCCATTACTCATTCCTCATAAGCGTCAGGGGCGACCGCTAATGCGGGTAGCCCATAATAGGTGTACGGGTCTTCGCGGTCGGACACAAGGTCGCGCACCATGTGCGCTGCCGCGTCGTATAAATCCCCGCGCGTAGGGTCAATCCCAAGCACAACGGTATCATACCATTCTTCGGCTTGGGGTTGTTCGGTTTCGGGAGGGAATAGCCCCTCCAGCGGGTCATTTGTCCACATGATTAGAACAAGTTGTCAAAGCCGCCACCGCCATCGCCCCCGCCGCAGTCGTTGGCCTTAGCCGCCGCAGGCTTACTGTTCCATGCGAACAACAAGCCGGTAATCATTGCCGCCAGTGTACCCCAGTCCGCCATAGACTCTTTCGCCGTCTTGCGCAGGCTGTCAGCCAACCATGCGGCGTTTTGTCCGTGCGAGGCCAACAGGTCTGCGCCCATCTTGAGCGAGGTCTGTGCGTCTGCGGTGTAGCTGGTGTACTGCTTGAGGCGCACGTCGATAGCCGTGGTGTCGTAAGCGCGAGCCGTGGCAGTGCGGTTCTGCCGTGTTTTTTCCATAAGCTCAAAGGTCTTCATTTTGATGTCAGTATCATATTGAAGCTTCTTCAAGCGTTCTTCCTCACGCAGCTTGTTCGTCTGCGAGATGATGGTGTTCTGCGTGGCGACGGCTAATTGCCCGCGCACGTCGCAGTTCCAGCCGGTGTTGTACCGGTTGTTCATACGGCAAATCTTATCAAGCTCTTTGTGCGCCGCAGCCTCTGCGTCCGCCGTCACGCGCGTGAGGATACCATCATAGTCGGTCTGCCAGCCGCAGGCGGATAGTTGGCAAATCTCGTCAGCCTTGTCGTTGATACAGGGCTTCAACTGCTCGCCATAGGCGTACTCTACATCGCCGCGCTGCCAGTTGAGAGTGTTACGCTTATCGAGGTCGTCCATCGCTCCGTCGGCTTTATCACGCAGCTTAGGCACACGGGCGTTCTCAATGTCGGCCATCTCTTTCATCTTCGCCATCACATCGCGCCATTTACTCTCTGCGCTCTTGGCTTCTTTGAGAACCTTCTGACTGGACAGTTTGCCGATGATGTTACCAATGACGGAGGACAGCGCGAGCCATCGACCATCGTCGCGCTTGGGCGGACGTGGGTACTGGACAATATGCGGGGCGGTTACGGCGACGGAGTTCGTACCAGACGGGGCGTTTTCCTTAATCTCTACCTTGTTGTAGATTGGGGTATCCTCGCTCTTGCCGGAATCTTTGCCTCCTCCTTTACCCCCGCCTTTGTTCTTGTCGATGATAGTCATCTCGCCTCCTATGCGTGACCGCCGTCATTCTGTAAATCGTTATGGGATTTTTGCAAGTGCAGTTCCCGTATTTCAATATCCCCCTCGACCATGAATGCCCACTCTATTGCCCGCCTGCGTTTCTTCAACATTACCGGCGCAAGGTTGCGGATAGGGCGTGTGTAGATTTCTTCGCCATCGGCATACAGTCGCAGCACGACACGAGGGGACAGTTCCATCAGGTCAGCCATGTGTTCACGCGCTTCGGGATGGGTATCGAAGAACTGCACAGGGTCAAGCCCACAATGGGTGCGCTTCCATACGGCGAACTTAGTCCATAACTGCTCAAGCTGGCGGTACTGGCGCGGCAGGTCGTCGCTGACGACTTTGAACACCGTTGGAAACCAATAGGCACTGTTGACCTCAATTCCTGATTTCCAGCGATAGCGCATAGGCTTGTCGCCCGCGCCCCACTTATACACGCCCGTACCCATCAGCATAAGCATTCCGGTTTCAGGGTGGGCGTAGGCCATCTTCACTTGCAGCGTCAAGCGGCTCAAACTTGGGTTGCGTCGCTTGTCAGTGGTAGGTAATACCAATAACAGCCCTTGTCGGATTGATGCAGAATCGTACCACATAAACACCCGTTGGTCGTAGCCGGTAAGACGCATCGTGTACGGGTTATACCCCTGCCACTCGCGCTCGGTCATGTAATCCTCGGTCATCATGTTCACTGACGTGCCGGTAATACCGACAAGCCCGTTCTCGGCAGTGTAGTACACGCCACCGGCGAGCGTACACCAACCGAACGGAGACAATGCAGGATACCAATATTCAATCTCTTTGACGGTCGTCTGTGCGTCATCCCGCACGTTAATGGCGTAAGGGTAGCCTACCGTACCGACCACGTTGTCGAAGTGGGTATCGCCCTCTACGCGCGTAGTGTGCGAGGCGATGAATTGAATCTTGGATGGAAGCGTTACCCGCGTAGCAGGACGATACGCATGGGGCAGTCTGGGTTCGGATACCCAAAACTGATTATTCGTCCACACGATAGTCTGCATATTGCGCGTAAGGGCCACGCCGTCCAAGCATTTGTTCGGCGGCAGGTGGTCTTCAGTAGGAAGAACCTCGCCTAAATCTTGCGGACACTTGTCGTCGATAAACGTGTTATCAGCAATGACATCTTCATCAACATACAACCATACTGCCTGACCGTCACTGGTGGTGGCGGAGCGATACCATCTGCGTTTCACTGCGTTCTTGGGCGGCGTGTTCGTATCGACCACGATTGCCCCGTCGCCGTTCTTGATGTCAACCAAGTTCGATACAGGGCTTGGTGCGCTCTCTTCGCCGCATTCGTTCACATACGTTACGCGGTAGCCTCGCATTTCGGGTGCGTCGCCCCAGTCGGAGCAGTCAGACGACTGTTCAATATCCGCGCAGCGGTCAGCCCACTTAGACACACAGCCCCTGTTAGGGGCAACGGCGACAGTAGGGGCTTCTTCAGGCGGGGCGATACCAACAAGGGTAGCCCCTGTACCGGCGCGTACCATGCGTGAGGACAAGCGATGCAACTGCCCGTCGCGAACGAACAGAACCGTATCTGCCCCTGCGCTCTCGCGCGGGTCGCGTACCCAATGCACGTCTTCTGGAAACCCGACCATGTAGTCGCCGACAGGGATTACCATCCTCGCAGAAACAGGAGAACCCCGCTCGTCAACCGCGTGGGCGAACAGGGCAGGGCTTCGGTGCGGGCGGAGCATACCGCCATACAAATCAACGTTCTCGGCAAGCTGCGCGTTCCGCGAGCCTAACGCCTGCGGTTTTACTTTTGGCAACTCGCCGCCAAAATCCAAGAACCTCATTAGAAGTATCCTAACGCTACGACCCCGCCATTATGCACAAGCTCAATTACCGCTTCAGTGGAAGAGTTCGGGTTATTCATTACCAGCAGGCCGTTGTCAGGGATTTGCTGCCGTCCGCCCAACATCGCGCCATTCTTACGTAGGTACACTTCGGATTTGGCCGGTCCGCCGATATACACGCGCCCATTGGAGTACAACATGGAGAACGATGCCGTCTGACCTTGCGGGCCGCGAGGGCCTACGATACTACCGGCGTTGAGCGTGTTGCCGTCTGTCAGAGTAACTTCCAAGTTACCATCAACCACATTCATGTCGGCAATACCGACACCGGCTACGGGCTTCCATGAGCCGATACTGCGCTTCACGCCCTCGCCGTTCGTGATGTACAGAGTAAACGTACCTGTGGCTTCATCGCGTTCCATACTAATCGCACCAGCGTCCTCGCCTTGCGGACCGGCAGGGCCGACAGGCCCTGGTTCGCCTTGGTCGCCCTTTTCGCCTTTCTGACCCTGCGGCGGGATAATCGTACCAACTGTGTGGGTCTTGCCTTTGCTGTCTGTCCACGTTAGCGTATTGGTTTTATCAATGGCAATGCTCGTTACACTCAATCCGTCTTTACCATCAGCCCCGCGCTCGCCTTGTGGACCACGTTTGCCGACACCTGCTTCGTTCTTACCCGAACCACAACCGCAGTCGCCACCCATATTCAGCTTGGTGCAATCCAAACTAAGGGTATTGGTTTCGCAGTTATAGACCAATGGGTCTTCGACATTCAGACCAATCTCACGCGCGAGTGCCTGCACATATTCCCGACCGGAATCGAGATAGGTCACGCGGGCATTGCTGGAAATACAGTCGCACGGGTTGGTGCGCTCAACCGTCAGGTCGTCTCCGTCACGCGCGATAACGCGCATAGTCTCACAGCACTCGGTGTCACACATCTTCACACTGACGAAGAAATACTGCCCCTCGACCAACGGAGGGAACGAATTACCCTGGTTACGCATCAGGTGCAGCACAGTATCGGAAGCCCCTAGAGGGTGCGACGTGAAGCCATAACCGAGATTGTCGCACGGCAGGGTCTGCAATCGTTGCTTACAGGCGTTCATGTTCTTCCTTAATCATCTGTGTGACGAGTTCGCGCAGGATACTGCCGGTAACTTCCGAGCGTACGCAGCTACCCGACGGGAATGACGTGGCAATCGTACCATGCTGACCGCGCTCAACATGCAGGGTCAACGTGCCGGTGCGTTGCAGTTTTTCGGTGTGTGTATACTTAACCACTTCGGTCATGTGGCAGGCGGAGATAATCAGGTACGCATAGTCGCCCTCGCGCATCTTATTAAGTTTGTCGGACAATCCGTGTTCATTGGCTACCGCCAATGAATTTGAGGTAGAGGCGAACGCGGCGGACAAACGGCTGTCAATGAAATCAACATGGGTTACTTGCATTTCTTCTCTCCATCTACCGCTGTGATGCGACCGTCTTCGCCGATTGTGATGCAGGTGCTGCATGACAAGCAGTATGTACCTGCGGCTACGGTTGTCGGGGTTTGCCCCAACGCGCACTGCTTGGTGTACTCGCAAATCTGCGCGGGATTCCATTCAATCTCAATACAACTGTTTGGACTCCACGTCTGCGCCGTGGTGTTGTCCTGACCGCGAACGACGTGCAGGGTGTCGCCTTTAACCGCCATAAGTTTGACGTGTTCGTACTTACCATTGCTGCGGATAGTCGCATAGCAGTAGTCGGTGTCGGGGAGGCGGAAGCGCAGACCCTCGCCAAAACCCAAAGGAATCTCGGTCGCCTCGGCAGTCAGGCTTTGCGCCAGCTTGCCATGACTAGACCACTTACTTACATTCAGAGCCATTATCACAACCTCCGCACTCCGCTTCGGGAGCAGTCTGTTCAAAATCAGGCGTAGCAACACAACCCTCACAGTGCGGAGGTGCTTCACATGGCAACTGCGCCAGCTTAACTTCTTCTGTTACCATGCGTGTCCAACAACCGCGTTTGCGGAATAAAAGGGTAAAACACTCACGGTCATTCACAACCACATCCGCCTCGTAGTAACCGGCAGGCAGTCGCCTAAATTCTTCCGACCAAACGAAGCACACGTTGCCCCTGGCGTCGACACGGGTCGGGCATTCTTCTACCAATACACGGCAGTTACCCTGTCTGCGGACTTTCAGCACGATGGCGTAAATATGCGCCGGCACTTTCGTGATGTCGCACCCGACATACTGGAACAACGAGAAACAACGTTCGCACTCGTCATCGCTCAAGCACACTGCATCTTTCGCACGGACTTTCGGCGGACACTTAGGCTCGCATGGGTTGTTGCACGGTTGGCAGGTATCGACGCAATCGAAGTCGGGTTTCGGCGCGAAGCACCCATCATCTTCATGACAGGTAGGCTTGAAGTTGTATAGAGTCGCCACACTTACCTCACAAGAAACAACCACCGTGCATAAACATGGGCCGGTTGGTATGGTTTTGGAACTCTTCTGCATGGGCGATATTTATGCCCCGCAGAAACTCTCTGTTGTAATACTGGGCGTAGGTCGCCGACTGACTGTCGTTCTCCATCGGAATCAGGTACAGCGCGGCTAACACGCCGTTCAAAATATCGTTACGGTACTTGCCGAAGAAGTGGTGCGGAATATCGCAGTCCTGCCCTGTCGGTGTCCACGAATAGACCACGCAATACCTGCCGCTGCGTACACTGCCGCAGCCCTCGAAATAGACGACTGGATGTTCAAACTGAAGCTCTACCCAATAACCGCTACCAAAACGTTCCTCTGCTGGAGGGACGAGATTCCAGTTGCGGTCAAGCAGCGGGTGGCGGTCAGGGTCGTTGGTGGAATGCACAGACTTAATCTGCACTATGGTTCTACCGTCAGGTAGGTCAATCACATAATCATTCGTACCACACTCTGCGTCAATATATGCTTCGTCTTTCAACAAGTGTGTTTCACGGAAGAACCGTGAGACAGCGTTTAGGATGGCGTTCTCAATAAAGCTGCTGGGCATATTGGGGAACGTGACGAGGGCTTGGTTTTTAAGCCAGTCAAACCAATTCATTTCTTAGCTCCAATCCTCAATTCAGGAACGCGGGTAACGGCGTAGCGGTTGCTCGCCTGCTTCGCTTCCATACCCAACAGGGCAAACGCATTATTCCAGTGAACGGCACTGCGGTCGCGCGACGGTACGCTCTCGGTGTCAACACCCCAAGCGTAATACAGCATAAGCTCGAAAATCACTGGGCGCAACTGCGAACCCAAGTCCACGTCGCTGTCCAAGCTGTCCACCTTTGGCGGGCTGAAGCACATCAGTTCCAACGTGCCGGTCACGCCATCAGGCACAGGCGGGTCAACGTACAAGATGTTGTTGTCGTTCGGGTCGTAGCTCCAACTGTCTATCTTGTAGTCAGAGGATGAGGCTTCCGCGCGGCAGTCCTTGCACCCTATCTTACCAACGAGGTGCAGGGCGTTCTTACTGGTTTGGCGCGGAAAACTACTCACGCGGCCTTTGCTGTCTGCTTGGCCCAGCACGGACGACACGTCATGACACGATTCAGGTACGGTCTGAAGACTGCCTGCGACCAATGGCATGGACGTGCGCTTAATAAACTTCTCACGCTGGGCGTTCGCAACAATCTCCACCGCCAACCGGAAGTAGTGCAGTAAGTCATCTTCCGTCCAATGCTCGAACGGGAAATCAGGGTCTTGGTCCACCAAGTAATTACTTACTTCCTCGACCAGTGCGCGGGGAGAAATCATCACTTACCTTTCTGTGCGCTAGGCAATACCGCTCTCGACGCAGCCTGTGCCATCGGCACATGAGGCATAGCGTTCTGCGCTGCCACGTCAGCTTCACGCTGGGCAACTGCGGCTTCTGCCTGTTCTAAGGTTTCTACAATCTTGTCTGACCCATCAGGGTTCAAACCTTGGGCAACATGGAACTTCGCCCATGACGCATCTACTTCTTCCTGCGTGTACAGCGGGGTCAGTCGCTCACGCGCTTGGTCGGAGAATCGACCACTCACAACAGGCAAAGATACATAGCCGGTCTCATCGGCATAGGCAATAGGGGTATTACTTGGCATTTTTATGTCCTTGTTTGGGGTATAAACGCCTTGATTTTAACGTACTAAAAACCCCACCGCAAGGGTGGGGTTTGGTTATAGCGAATAGATAAGATTGCCGCAGTCCCACATTCGGGAAAATCCGGCGCGTTCCATGTTCTCGCGCTCGGTAAGGTTAGGGTCGAACCGGTCGCCCAACAGCTTACGCAGTTTGTGTTTTTGGCAAGCATAACGGCTAAACGCAGTGTCCCCGTTAAACCAAATATAACTAGGCTCGCTGTCTTTAATTAGGGTAAACCCTAATGCCTCATACATAGCCCCATCCGACCATCGTTTGTTCGCGTAGCTGACAATAGTACCACTATGCAATCTACGGAACTCGGCCAGTAGTTTACCTGCACCACCTACAACCTGAACACCGCGCTTGCTCGCAAAGCGTAATAGCTCCCAGTCAAACTGCTTAGTGAATCGTGGTTTACCGAAAGTCATTACTGCCACCAACTCGTCCTCGCAGCGCAGGCCCAGCTTCACGGACGACACGCAGTCGCCTTGCAAGTGGTTGGCTTGCAAAAACTGACTGGTCTCGTTGCCGGTCAATATTACCAGTCTGCACTTACGCGCATAAACTCGCCTGTCGTATTTACCGAGTTTGCTGTTAATCATTGACGTAACCAGTTCGCGCTTGCGCTCCACCTCGTCATCATTGAACTGCAACAGCAGCACACCTTTTTCTTTGGCGAGTTCCAACTTATCCACATGGTAGGTCTTATGCTTACCCTTGTCCTCTGTGTGCCAGTATCTACCATTCACTTCAACGCCCACGCGCCCATCGATTAGGATGTCGATTTCTTTACCATCCAGCACGGAGCGATTGTTGCTTTCCGCCGATGGGAAAGCTCCTAACAGTTCGGCTTCAATTCCAGACCTGTGCGCTGCGGCCATGCACTTCTGACATCCCGTACCATCGTACAAGTGATTATGAGCTGATACTTCAAACGCCCCGTGTACTGGGCATTTTACCTGTATTCTATCTGCCACACGCTCAAAGCCGGTATCGATATATTCATACTTACCACCATGCACACCGTGGGCGCGTTGTTCAAAACGCTCGAAGCCTAATGGTGCTACACCTGCGCACATGGCGCAACCGCTACCACGCAAATGCGATACCGCTCGTTGCTCAAAATCCCCATGCTCTTTACAGGTAATTATTACTTTACCTAATGCACTAACGTACTCAGTGCGGTCGTAGGAATAGCGATTACCATGTACGGCCTTTGCTTCCTCAATAAACTTCGCTGTGGTTTTAGTATTATTCGCTGACCGCAGGCGCAGCCCGCATTTCTTGCAGCCCTGTCCTACCAAGTGGGAGTTCGGGGTCATGTAGAACTCTCCGTGTTCGGGGCATATGATGGTTACTTTAGTGCCAGTATTTTTATATTCCACGAGGGAATAATCATATTTGTCGCCGTGTACTGTTTTTGCTTTGTCAATAAATTCGGCGGTTGTCATTTTCTTAGGCATATCCACTCCGTATAAAAGTATATGGTTTCATACTATACACGAAGAATAACCCCACCGCAAGGGTGGGGTTTGGCTACGACCTACTCGGTTACATACATTCGGGTTCTGGGTAAGTGCTTTCGCAAGCAGGCTCGCCACAAGTGCAACCACGAACATCGAGGAAGTCAACCACTTCAACAAACGCAGAAATACACGCAGCGTCGATACCACTGCCGTCAACGACCATCATACGGATAGAACCATTGCTGCCCAAGTACGCGCCCAAGCTGGTAATCGCAGTAGCTGCGTGGTCTTTCTTGGTAACTTTACCATCGCCATCAGAATCTTTTTTGGTGGTGTTCTTGGAGGCCACGGCTTTGCCGAACTCCAATACTGTGCGGCCGATTACTGACAGGTCGATTTCTTCCGTTTCGTCAACCAAGGTTTCGCCATCGTACAGACCGAACTTCACTTTACCGGCAGTGGTAATCGCGCCTTTTTCATCACGCGCGCCTGCTTGTTTTTTGTTGTGAACAACCAGCGCGTCAACGCGGCTATCAGCAGACAACAAGTGGGTGTGTACGATGTCGCCAGTGGCGAAATGGCCTTCCATCTCGCGGAAGCGGGTCCACTCGCCGGACGCGCCGTCATACTCGAACGGCACAACGAAGTGGCGGTTTGGCAAGTGACCGGCGTAGCGTACCAATGGGTTGCTGTTGTCGGCAATACGGGAATGACGATAGCCAACATGACGGGCATCGCCACCCAAGAATAACTTGAATACTGTCATGTCAATGCTCCTTATGCAGCGAAGTCAAGGGTTGCGTACAGGGTAGTGATGGCTTCAGGATATAAGACCTTAAAGTCATATACTTGCAGTGTGCGCCAGAACTGACCGAAGTGGTTGGCAACTTTTTCGATATGTTCGTTTTCGGTAACTTGCATTACGAAACCGGTTGCGTCTTTGCGGCCTGCGAAAATGGTGTAAGCGATACGACCACCCTCGTTGCGTTGCGGCATATTGTTCGAGAAGATAATCTCGAAGCCCAACACGTTAGGGATTTTAGTACCCAAGATGATGGACTGTGAAGTACCGGCAGCGCAGGCGTTAGTCAGGATTGGGTTTGCGAAGAACAAGTCCATTGCTTCGACTGGCAACACAACATACAGACCATTGGTGTCCACGTTTTGCTCAGACAGTACGGTACGCATTTGAGACAGGTAGCGAACGATGTTGTCTTTAGTCAGAACAACAGGCGCACCAGCCGCACCAAAATCGAACGCATGAGAGCGGCGACCGGCTTTGCGACCACGGTTGCAAGCGGCAGCGGCCAAAGGTACTTCGGTCAACACTTCAGTGTCGATGCGTTCAGCCAGTTTTTGGGTCACGTCGGCTTGGTATTCTTTCAGCAACGCGGGCAGTTCGTCGATAGAACGTGAATCCAGTTTGTCCAACTTTATGTTGGTGTACAACGCACGGTTCACGTTCATTGTGATAATGCTGGTGTCGAAGTTTGAAACTTCCAACTCCATGTTTTTGATGTACTCAAAGACTTCGGCTTCAGGAGCGCGGCGGAAGATAACTTCGTCTCCCTTATTGCGGATTTCTTTTGGCACAATATCTTGGCTGGTAATCAAACCGCTCACAGTCATGCGATTGAAGCGTTTTAAAAAGCCGGCCGCATATACTGGTTTAGTCAGCGCAGACACCAACTGTGGGTAGCCACTCGCCGCTGCCAGCAAAGGTTTGCTCTGTACAGGCATAATTTTACCTCATGTTAAAAGAGAGTTAGTCCATTACCGCTACACCGTTGAGTAGCGCAGTATTCCAAGCGTCTTCGTATTTAGCGAATTGCTCAGGAGACATTTTGCCATTGGAGAAGTCTTGCAGGGCGCGGTTATACGTTGACAATTTCATGCCACGTTTTCCTTTAGGCTGGGCGGCGGTAGCCTGTTGGGAATAGTTAATTGCATTGCTTCGGCCCGGGGCTGTAAGCTGCTGTTGTGATACGGGTTGTGCAGGTTTGAATCCCGACAATAAATCTACAACGGCATCTACGTTGCCTACGGCTTCTGCATTCTGTACCAAAGCCGCGCGGGTCAAGCCGCCAGTATTCGGTACAACTGCATTGTAATACTGTGCATATTCAGCAGTGTTAACGGCATCACGCAACCACGGTAATTTCGCTGCGATAGCTTGATTGTACTGCTGACGTGCGTTGATGGCACGGAGTTCTTCTTGCTGTTGCACTTGCGCTTGAAGTGGTTGAACAGTCTCGTCGAATTGGCGAGCCAATGGGTTCAAGCGTTCGGCTTCAAGGCGTTTGGCAATCTCGACGGCTTTACGCGCGGCAATCGCCTCGATAACAGGAAGTGAACCCGCATACGCATCTAGCTGCTCTTTGGACAGTTCGGGTACTTCGATACCCTCGTACCACGGTTTTGCTTCCGTCTCGGTGGGCTTCTGCTCATAAGCGCGAAGTTTTGCTTCCAACTCGGCTACGCGGTCCTCATTCGATTTCTGCGAAGCAGCAAACTGTTGCTGTAACAGTGCTTGGTTTTGTTGGAGCAGAGCCGCGATTTCCGGAGTGATGGTCGGTTGCTGGCGCGGAGCTTCGGGTTGCTGTGGCTGGTGTGCCGCAGTATCTGCATCAATATTACCACTATCGGCAACGTAGTCACTTATATCGTCATAGATTTCATCGTCTGCGGGCAGGATTTGCTCCTGCACAGGCGCAGGCTGTTGCTCTTGCGCAACGCTTGGCGCAGGATTTTGCTCTACCACTGGGGCGGCTGTGGGGTTGATACCGGCGGAAGTCAACGCTTCTTCGATACCAAAGAATGAATCGGTAGGCATAGGTTATTTGTCTCCAGTTTCTAAAAGGTCAATGACTTTCTTCAACATGACAACCTGCCCCCGCTGGTGGTCGGACGCTGTGCGTGTCTCATACAACTCACGCTCTCTTACCAACTCTTGTTCAAGCAAGGTAATCAGAGCCTCGAAGTCGCGGTTGGAACGCAGGCGAGACAACCCATCACGAGCGGCAGCTTGTTCATCTGAAGCAACAAGGTCAAGTCGGGTACGATGATTCATATCATTTCTCGCAAGACGAAATGCGGTCAATGTACAGGGACGCTGTATCACTTACCACACCGTCAGGGTAAATACGGTAATAACCCGCCATGTCAATCATGACTGGGTTATGGTTCAAGTCGAGTGTGACGACCTTGCCGCAGGGAGAGAAAGGAATATCCTTTGAGTCTTCCATAGCGCATTCGCTGTCAATAACGCGGTGAACGATGAATTTATCGCCCTCTTGCAAGTCAACACCGGAGACCACCACGGCACGGCATGGGGTCACTAAAATAGCTTCAGGCTTCTTCATTCTAATTCCACCTTACCCGTGAACAGGGTTTCCAAAATGTCCTTAACTGCGGCAACACGCATACGGTTTTCTTCGGAAGCAGTCTCGGTCTCGTTGACAACACGGCTGTCATCCAGCACTTTCAACAAGATTTCTTTAATCGGCGCAGCATACGCCGAACGCTGAAAGCCCATCAAGGTACTGGCTTCCTTGCGACTCAACTGAATCGCGCGACCGGTACTTTCGGGCAGGTTAAGACGGTTCGCACTCATGCTACACCTTACGCAAATAAATGGCGGCGAAGCTGTCAGTGACAGGTTCTACCATCAAGGTTAAGTCAATCACGTCGCCTATCTCTAGCGACGCAGCCTCTTGTTTGCACACAGTTATATCATATGTGCCTGCCGGTAGCAAGTGAGAAGCCCCGCAGCCCAATGGGAACGGATACTTAAATTCACTCACATCACAACCACTAGGACATTCTACCACGCGTTCAGCTTTAAGCTGTACACAGGGCATACCCGCGTTCGACGTTGTCGTGTGCAGCATAAACGGTGTAGCCACAGGGCCAACACGCACCGGCATGGACTCCTCGATATGGGGGTACAACTTAGTGGAAGAACCAACCTCAATCGGTCGGCCCTCCGCCACCATAGTGATAACGGTCGAATCACATTTAGATGTAAGCATAATTAACCTCCGTTAGCAGCAGCGATAGCCGCTTCAGCATTAGGGCTGCGCCCCTGTAAATCAGGAACGCCACTGGCAGGGTCTTGCGGCATAGGCTGACCTGTAATCTCGCCGAACGCTTCTTCACGGTCGAAGTCGGGGAAGATACCATCTGTGGACAAGCCCTTATTCTTGAACATGGTGTACAAGATACGTTGCACCGCCGTAATCGGAACGACCGGCTGTTGGGTAGCTGGGTCAACCACACCGACCATACTGGAGATGGATTGCAACGCCCACTCAAGGTCGCCGTTCTTACCCTCTTGCTCCATCAGCCCCGACACGCCACGGGCGAACACGCGGATGTCGCCACGGATGTCTGGGTCGTTACTAGTACGAATCTCATAGTTGATGAACTCTTGTACCACAGGCTCAATCAGCCCCGACTCAATCATACGCAGTGCCTGCTTAATGGCCTTGGTGGACTGGTTCAAAATGATGGACACGCCACCTGCGGTACGCCCCAGCGTACCCAAACCTTGCGGCGAGCCGAACGCTACACGGGGGATACCAATCAGCTCGTAGCCGTAACCCATGAACTTATCGAACAAGGCGACAAGCTCGTTGGACAACGACGGTACGGTGTAGAACCGGTAGGCTGGTGCGCCGTTGCCGAAGTTGTCTTCCTCTACCACGCGGATGGTGTGAGGAATAATTGCGTTCGGTGCGTGGCCGTCCTTGACCGCGCCCTTGCGCACCTCACCGATAGGTCCGCTTGAGTATTGCATATTGCGTACCAAGGCACGGACGGAGGCCGTACACACACGCTGCGTATCGCGCAGCTTCATCGCCGGGGACGCGCCCCAAAACGAACTCGGCACTTTCTCGAAGCAGGCTTTGTAGAACGGGCGGCGACCCAGCGGGTCAGGGTTCAACAGACACTTAATCACACGCCCGCCGACGACCCATACCTCTGCCTCGGATGCACCGTGCATCTCCTCTTCCGCGAACTCAATACCATACTCGGCGAGCAGGTCGTTGCGGATTCTTCCGTAGTACCCCAAAGCGTCGAAAGCGTCCATGTCGGTCTTGTCCACACCGATGGTGTCGGATATGTCGTCGTCATCCACAGAACCATACGGTAGGGGTGCGCCGTTCGGGTTCGCCTCGAACACTTCGGCAATCACGTCCTCGTCATAACCGGAAGCACTACCCAACTGGAGCAACTCGTTGCGTGTCAGGCGACGGCGTTCAATGACATAATCCGCCGTCTGAATGTCGGTTGCATACGGGGCGGGGAAGAAGTCGAAAGGGGAAATGTTCTCGACCTGACGCACGGTCTCGGTTGTGGGCGACACGGTTGTACCATCCCAACGCATGACGGTTCGTGTATTTACCGCAGGGGCTTTCATAATTGCCGCAGGATAAATGCAGAAGTGGTCGATGAAGTCAATAAACTGCGCCTCCCAGTCTGCGTCATACAGCCTGTCGGCAATGATGGTGCGCAGTCGGTCTGCCGCCACGCTTGCCTTGCGGTTCTCTTCAAGCTGCACTGCCGCCCGCATCTCGCTCACTTGGGCGCGTACCGCGTTCACGTCGCCGCCGTTGATGGCGATAAACACCTCAAGCTCGCGCTCGATTTTCTCAAGCAGTTGTGCCTCCACGTCTTCAGGAAGCTCTACCACCGGTGTAGCGTTAATGGTATACGGCTGGGCTGTCGAACCGACGAAGATGTCGCGTATCAGACCAACAATATTCTTCACGATTGGGGAACTAATATCCATAACGATGTCAGGCCCGTCCCCAGCGGGCGCAGATAATGGCTGCCCGTTCATCAATTTGAGGCAGTCCATCATATCGTTATAGTGGGGCATCTTGGCTTCACGAGCCTTACGGAAGCGTGAAACGACCATATCGCCCAGCGTGTCAATAAGGCTCTCGTCCATACTCAGCCTCGTGCAGTGCCGTTGGACGCACAACCGGTGCGTTTGCCGTTGCAACGTGCGTTCTTGGTAGTCATGACGACCTCCTTGGTTGGGGTTAATCAAACAGTTAGAACCCCATGATACCAAAAAAGAACCCGACTGTGGAAGTCGGGCGGAGCACTGATTTCAAAGAGTGGATGAGTGCGTAGTATACCAAAAAAGAAGCCCACCGTACAAGGGTGGGCAAAAGCCGTAGGTTCGGAGATTAGTCCATCGAGGGAAAAAATGAGCGGAAATCAGAAATCACAATATGTGATGGTGCAACTATGCCATACTGTTACCATCGTTGTCAACACCACTCTATCTCTGTCTCGTACTGCGTCGCGTCGTCGTCGCCGGTGGACATGACTAATAGTAACCCCATCGCAATGTACTGGAGCGAGTCGCAGTTATGTACCAACACGCCGTTGGCGTAATACTCATTGTCCGTTTCCACTGTCAGGTTGTACACCCTTTCGCGCGAGGCGTTTCCGCGCTGAATAAACACCGGCACATTTTGGGTTGCAGAACCTTGTCTTGGAGTATTTATTTGCCATGAACTCTGCTCCGCATTCTTCGCAGATTCGCTGCACGTCATCCACCCCGCTGGCCTTTCTCGCCATGCCTTGACAGGACATACTACAAAATCCTTTCTTTCGCTTGGAGGCGACACCAATAAAGGTCTTACCACACCAAGAGCATACTTGCTCTGTACCATGTGACTCTTTAGTCTGTGCAATCTGCTTGGCGTGTTCCTTGTGCCAAGCTCGCCCCTCTTCAGATTTATGCCATTCTTTTGCAGCTTCAATACCGGCCGCGTGGAATTTGGCTCTGAACTCTGCGTTCTCCGCCAGCCGTTTCTTGGCATGATATGCAGCGTGTTCGACGGTTTCGACCAATTCCAAGTTGTCGAGGGCATTGTTGCCCGCGTCGTGGTCCTTGTGGTGTATTTGGTAGCCGTCAGGGATTGGGCCGTTGGCGCGTTCCCATACATACCGGTGTGCTGATACAGACGTTCCTTTTCTGTATGGCGGCATTTTATCGTTACCGACTTTCCACCAGTAATACTTGTTGCCTGTGTACCGTGTGAACCGTAGTCCATCAATGAATTGTACATCTTCAACTGTGTTGTTGCTTCGCATTTTACTGTCTCCGCTTGATTGGATACGTTGCAATATACAGTATTACCCACCAAGCGGTCAATAGCATGGAACGCACCATTTGCGAACACGGGGTGGTTAGGTGTCGCCGTCAGTTTGATACCACCGATGTCGTACTCGAACACCTCTGCACTTGGGTTCGTCATAGCAGCCGCCAGCACCTTGCGCACACCGTTGCGCGTTAACACTTCGTCGCCTACGCGGATATGCTGAATCGGCACACTACCATTAGGTGTTGCAATCATAGTGTCGGCAGCGAGGCACAGGTCACTAACCCAGCCGACGTGGGACTTGGTAGGTGTGTCGGCGGTGCGCCCGCCGCTGCGGTTCTCATATATATAGTCGGCTGCCAGTGCTTGGATGAGGAAACGGCAGTTGTCCCGTATGAGCAGTCGCGGCTTGCCGCCCGTACCGAGTGAGGACATGAAGCTGCGCACCGCAGCCAGTCGAGGCTCTAGCTTGTTGCTGCGTGTCGGTGCGACGATGGGCACACCCTCCTTGCGCAGCACGTCGAACGGGGATAGGTTGATGTTCTGACCACCGGTCAGACCGGCAGGGTCGCCGTAGGCCCTGACACATATGCCGTTGGGATAGTTGCGCTTGAGCGCAGGCCGCACCGTAGCGCGGTAGAGCTGCTCTACACTCATGTCCTCGCCCATGAACTCGTCCAGTACCATGAGCGTACCATCCGACAGCAGAGTGCCGACGATGCAGACAGGTGTGCGCCCGAAGTCGAAAGCGAGATAGTAGTCGCGCAGCTCCTTGGTGTTGACCCGCTCGGCGGGGAACGTATGCACATCCCGATGGAACTCTGGGAATACCACCTTGCCGTGTTTCACATCCGCGAACTCGCCCAGCACATAGCTCTGTATCTTACCCATGTCGGGGTCGGCGAGCATGGCGTAGTAGTAACCATACCCTTGAGCGAGGTTCTGAATGTTCTCCGCCTCCGGATTGGGCAACCACTCGTCGTTGGGGTCGTGGCTGTTGGGGAATCCAGCGGGGGGTATGAGGGCCGGCGGCTGACTGAACATCTCTACCAACTTCTCAACCCCCATCTCACGCGCCACTTTCTCGAACTGCGCATCGCGCTCGCCGAGATACCACTTGTGCAACCATGACCCCTTGACCGGACCGTTGAACACACCGATGACACCCGTCCTATCTACCTTGCCTTTCGTACCGCTGGGGTAGCGGCCGAGACGGCGCACCAAAGCGAAGACCACGCTCTCCGGCATCAAGTTCAGCTCGTCACACAGCACCATCGTCGGCTCTGCACCCAAGAGCTTGTCCTGTGCGTCCTCACTGTCGAGGGCGAGGAACTGTATCTCCATGTCGAGAGCCGTACCATCTTGCAGTCGTGCGCGTATCTTACCGAACGGCTGGCTGCCCTCCGTGACCTGCAACAGCGGACCAAACATATTCTTCATAGACGGAATGGTGTTCGATTTGAGGAGGGCGTAGGTGTTGCGCACGACCAAGGCACGGAAGTATCGGGTGTTGTCCAAAGGCGAGGGGGTCTGAAGCAGCGCAGAGCGCAGTAACTCCATGATTGCCCAAGAAGTTTTCGCGCTGCCGGCAGGGCCGGCCACGAGACGAATCAACGCCGTAGACATCGACGCGCGTTTGAGTGTGGGGTACTGGTCTAGTGGGAAACCAATATTAAGGCTGCTCATGCTCGATGACCTCCATCGGGGTTAGGGTGGCGACGGCGGGGGGTGTCATACCACTGCCGAAGTTGACGTTGAGTACCATACCGCTGAACTGCTGCTCGTTGCGGGGTTTGATGTCGGCGATTTCGGCGAGGGCGGCGATGGCCTTGAGCTTGTCGGAGGTTTTGTCTTTGTCGCTGCGGGCAATCTCGAACAGGTCGCGCAGGGTGGATTCCGACATCAGTTTCGCTTGGGCGCGGAGCAGGTCTGTTCTACCATCGCCTATTCTGTCTCGGTGTGCCGAGACCCGTGCATTGAAGTCTGGGTCGTAGAGAAGTTTGCGGATGTCGGACGGGGACAGGTCGTAGCCTGCACCGATTTCCTCTTCACTATATAATCTGTTGGCGGTCAGCACCGCGAGGTCGCGGGCCAAAGAGTCTAAATCTACTGTCATTGGGATACCATCATGAACGGAAAAGTTTATCAGGGAGTCACATTCCCTCCTTATACCACTCACGGGGACGGCTGCGTTTTTACCAACTGCACGTTTCTCGCGCCTAACGATTTCGGTAAGGGGTGCGTCTTCAAAGACTGCAACTTCGAGCGTTGCTGCCCTCCTCATTATACTAACCGCTGGAGCAAAGTCGGCGAAGGTGGTGTAGTGGACGGGGGGTACTGGGACTACGTTACGTTTGGGAAGGATACCACACTCAAGAGCGGAGGGGGAGGTGCGTACAGTATGGAAGAGGGTGTTACCAAAGACGCTGGGACTAAGACCAGTGGTAGGGGTATTGAAGTTGCGGGTTCAGGCCATATCGTTACCGGCAAGTCAGTGTTGAAAATGGGCGACGCGATATGCGAGTGCGAAGACCAGTGGGATAAAGAGATATATGAGAAAGGGTATTTGGGTTTAGACGAGACCAATACCACGGTCAAAATAGAGGAGGTAGAATAATGGAGACATACTTTACTAAAGTGAACGTGCAGGCGGACAGGCATATTGTAGAGGGCGAGAAGCCTACCATCATTGTAGAGAATGAAGAGATGAAGGAGGAAGATTTTGAGAAGTATAGGATTGACGAAGACTGCTCATGTGGGTAGTATTTCGCCGTCGGCGACCAATGCAGCGGGCGGCACTCGTGTCATTGGGGTAGGTTGCCGATACTACACCACGCTTCGGCGTGGTGTTTTTATTGCTGAGTGCAAAGCACGAAGCAACCTTTGCAGTTAAGGCTGCGGAGCAGCCTTAACGGAAGAACCTACGTCATCCGTCGCCATCTACTTATATAAGCGTGGGATTATACCATCTACTTATATAAGCGTGGGATTATACCATCTGCGATGCCTATGCTATCGTTGCAGATAAGAGGGGGATTAAAGCCCCGCCGCCATCGTTGCAGATAAGAGGGAGATTATACCATCTATTATATAAATACCTTGCTGTATGTACGCTGCCATTCGTTACCATCTACTTATATAAGTGTAGGGTTATACCATCTATGCCGCCCGCGACACCGCTGTCGGTTTTTGTGGGGCGTTGTAGATTGTGTGCGACTACCCTTTTCCGGACGAGGGTCGATACCGTCCCCGCGTGTTCCAATAGGGGGGCCTTATATAACGGCTTCTTTATCCGCCACTCACAAAATTTACATCGCCGAACGGCGGCACTATCCCGCCATATAAAATAAACGGCGGTTATCCTGCACGGCATAATAAAATAGGGTAAGTAAAATAAACCGGCGGTTATTTTGCTTTGCATATAAAACCTAAGTTATCCAATGCCCTAGCAGTACATCCCCCGGCTTATACATCCCCCGGCTTATATATATATA